AATACCTTGTTGTGCTGATTGTTCAACATCATATAATTTCATTTTAGCTCTATCAACACCAACAGTAAATCGTTTGTAATATGTTGGATCGTTATATCTATTCTTCAATTGTTTTACCATAATCTGACCCATCTCTTCTAAATCTTCAGAAGAAATCAAAGCAAACATCAAGTCAGCGGTGGCGGGAAGTCCAAAGCTTTCACTCGTATCTTCAAGTCCTGGATCACTCGATGTAAATCCGGATCTTGTAGTTTGTGTCGCAGATACAATAGGAACATTATACTCAACAGCCAAACCTCTAAGCTCTTCAGCAATAGATTTAACGTATGTGTAGGAATTAATATTTGCACCAGCTTTAATACGAGAACTACAACAGATGTTAAGATAATCAACAAAGATAATATCAGGTATAAAAGACTTTTTGAGATTAAGTTCATTTAGTAAAGTCCTAAAATGAGAAACAGATGCTGAAGCGGTTGGATATTCTTTAATAATAAGTTTACCAGTACACTTTTCACGGACACGATTAACTTTCTTATCGTACATATCTTTTGGTAAGTCCATTAAATCATCGAGTGTAACATTCAAAAGATTTGCATCTATTCTTTCCGCAATCTTTTCTTCAGCCATTTCGAGTGTAATATATAACACATTTTTGCCTTGGACCATAGCGCCTGCTGCAACATGGCACATGAACAAAGATTTACCAACACCCGTACCAGCAAGAGCAATATTGAGAGTTTTAGCTGGTAGACCACCTTTTGTGATTTTGTTAAAACAATCGAGGTCGAAAGGAATTCGCTCTTCTTTTCTATGATAGAAATCATACCGAGCATCAGAGTTTTCAAGATAGTCATGTCCTACTGTGGTATCAAATGAAACGGCCAAGGCGTCCGATAGTATAGAGGGAATCGCACCTTTGTCGTGATTTTTGTCTTTACCATCGAGAATTGAAATAGCCCGTAATACACCATTGTAAATCGCTTTTTCTTGGCAAAACTTTTCTGTTTTATCAACAAGCCATTGAATCTCGGTTTCTGATGTGCTATTAACTTCAATTTCTTTGATATAATCTTCACATTTCTGCACTTCTTCATCTGTGAGAGTATTCTTTTCTTTGACGGCAATACTAAGTGCTTCAACCGTTGGCGGGTTATTATAAGTTTCCGTGAATGATGTAATCTCATTGAATAATGTCCTCTCCGTTCTGTCGGAGAAATATTCTTCTTTAATAAATGGTAATACTTTTCTTAAATAGTCCTCGTTATAGACTAGATTCTTCAGTATTGCTAATTCCAGTTTCATCAATTATTTCCTGCTCAATGTTAGATGACATAAGCTCAACGAGCAAGTCACCAATATAATTTTTAAATACTTCATCTTTTTCCAGTTTCTTTGGCTTTGATACTGTAGATTCTATCACATCATAGGCAAAAAGTAAATAGACCTGTTCATTTTCTTCTTTAAACTTTACTTTGCCATATTTGAATATAGTATCTTTATATGGTCCTTCTAACAATTTAATGTGTACTGATTGACCATCATCTTTAGGATAGATGAAACAATAATCAATACCTTCAATCATTTTCAGTTCCATTCATGAGTTCAACTTCATTAAATAAATCTTCCTCTCCGCCTTGCATAATGGCACCAGAAGCAATTTGATATTTGTCTTTGACATAATCTTGGAATTTTTTACTACCAATAATTGGCATCCAAAATTCTTTATTATCAGTATCTTTAATACGGAATTTCTTTTCTTCTATTTCACCAGATGTCGCATCCACCCGTGAGTACCAACCGTTAGTTGGCTTAACAACCAAACCTGCATCAAGCGCCAAGTCAAGTAAACCACTCCAACGGCTAATACCACCATCAAAAGAAACTGAAACAGGGATTTTGGATTTTTCTTTAACATACCGTGATTTCTCCACATTGATGATGAAATTATAACCAACAACTTCGGTGCCTTCTTTTTCTTGTTGGCGACCAAGAATGAAGATATTGTCCGCAGAATAATAAGAGCCTGTGCCGCCGCCAACGATATCTTTAGGAAACATTCCAATCTCTTTGTAAGTATGATTAACTACAATCATTGGAATATCTTTCATGGTAAGGTGTGGTGTCACCATACGAAATAAAGACTTGACTTGTTTTGCACGGGACATATCTGCAACAGATTTACCTTCTAAAGCATCATCAACCTCTTTCTTGGAAGCCAAATTACCAATTGAATCAATGATGATAATTAATTTGTCGTCCCTATCAAGATTCGTAAGTTGTTGCATAACATCGAATTTGAGTTGTTCGATATCTGTGAGGGGAGTGTGCAGTACACGCTCGGTATCGATACCAAAGCTGTCAAAATAACTCTGAGGAGTACCAAACTCACTATCGTAGAATAAAAGAGCCGCATCTTTATATTTGTCCAAATAAGATTTTGCCATCAGCAAAGAGAAGGCAGTTTTAAAATGTTTAGAAGGACCTGCCCACATTGTAAGACCAGGTGTTAATCCACCATCTAAACGACCAGAAAGTGCCACATTGATAATTGGCACAGAAGTTGGAATCATATCCTTATCAGTAAAGAACTTTGACTTTGAAAGAATTGCCGATTCTTTAATACTACTATTCTTCTTAATTTTATCTAATATACTCATCATTCACCTTTTTCTTTAAATGCTAATTCTGCTTCATAATCATACTTAGGTTGTAAACTTTTCTTGGTTTCTTCATCATGATGTTCTGTATAAACACCAGGTACCTGATGAACCCTAACAGGTTCTATTTTTTCTTCTATAGAAACAATATTTTCTTTTTCAATCTCAACTCTATCTTCGTCTATTTTTTTGAAAACTTTTTTTGCTTTTTCAAAAAATTCTTTAGGTTCACTACCTTCATTTTCTTTAAGAGATATGTTTCCAGCAATTAATAATAACACAGCCAATGGGTCAAATACAAGCATAATTAATAAGATTACCAATCTTACCGCTTTATCTAAAGCACCTTCACCTTCTCCAAAAAATATATCTGCCACATATTTAATTGGTCCAACATCTGCCACAAGCTTATTAGATTCTTTTAACAATGGCAATCTTTTTTTGTTGATATCAGTAAGTTCTTTCTGTGTTGATTGAATTTGGCTGTCTAACCGATTACTTGCCGTTGATGGATCTTTGGCACGAGCAAGAAGATAATTTAATCTATCTTCAGCAATCTTTTGTTGTTGATTTAATGTTTTAAGTTCTACTGTATTGGCGCCCGCATCTAATGTTGAATCAATGTGTGACTTAGCCAGAAAACCAAAAATACCCATCGATGTGATGAGCATCAAAACAATAACTGCAATCGTTAAATACGATTTTAATAAAAGTGGGCTCGTCTTCCAATTACGATATAACCAAGAAGCTGTAACCAACTTGGCAAACTCAAGTGACGAACCCATAAAAACTACAGGCCAAAAAGCACCTGCAAAAATAGCAGCAAGACCAATTACTGAATAATAGGCAGCAATTCCTGATAATAAAATTGCCGAAAGAAATATAAAATATATCATGAGAAGAAGTCCTCTAGTGTACTTACTTTTTCTGTTGACCATTCCATACAATTTAAAATAATTTTAATTGGTTCTAAAAATGATTTTTCAAATTGTAAATCATAATCAATATATTCCTGTAAACCAAATTCTTTTGGCAATCTACCTGGAAATGATATGACTGTATCTTTGAAAGGATTAGGCATTTTTAGATAGGTGTATTTTAATTTTTCACCTTCTTGAATGAGTGGATATTTTTTAGTAAGCTTTTTTTCTTTAAGATAATGGTTGTACAAAATGGCACCTTTAACATGAATTGGTGTTCCCAATTTGTATAATGATGCAGCATCGGAGTATTTAGCCAATCCATTAAGCCCACGAGGTGAAGATATTTCTTCCGCAGGCAAATTCATAAAATCAATCCTGGCCTGTTTGATAAACTTATGAATATCATCTTCAGTACCACGAAGCATAATTGTAATAGCTTCTTTCATTTTTTCACGAATAGTGGCTGGTGTGGAAGATTTAATCATTTCCAATCCCATCACTTTCATTTGAGGTTCTTTATATTGCACGCCTTCATTATTATACACATTTAAAATGTAGCGCTTCTTAGCAGTCCAAATGCCTTTATCGGAAAGGCCTTCTCGTTTCATCTGCATTTTTTGTGAATAAGCACGAATATAGTCTGCAAGTTCTTGGTAAGAAGTATCAATAAAAGGTTGAACTTTATCATTACAAACTTTGTCCATGAACCTAATGATGATGTTTGGATCATCCACTCTATCACCGTAAATCTTTCTAACCAATCCCGCAAGGCAAAGATAAATCGAATCAGTATCGCTCGCAATAACATAGTCCACATTTTTTGTTCCCAATAGTTTATTCATATATTGATTAATTTTATTTTCAATCCAACGAATAGATAATTGGCCAGCAGTAGTGACACCTAATGCCATCCGCAAATCATAGAAACGAAAATATTGAGAACCTAATGCACCGTAAGCCGAGTTTAAAGATACTTTTTTAGCTAACTGAATGTTGTAGTTTTTAGCAATTCGTTTTTCAATTTCATATTTTTTAGAATTATCTGTTTCATCTTCATATTCCTGTTCAGCTATTTTCTGTAACTTTTTAAACTTGACACGGTCATTATACATTTCTTCTAACATTTTAGGTAAAAAACCTTGAATATCAGTTCGAAAGAATTGACCGTTTGGAGTAATAGTTGCATTTTCTAACTTGGTTAAGTCAACCGATTTGGTTAACAACTTATCAACAGAAACACCTTGAGAAATAATCTCTTTCATTGCAGGAGTATAATTCTCCGGTTCAATTAGTGTTTCTGGTGAAATGTTATACTGCATCATCAAATGTGGATATAGACTATTTAGGTCAAATGATGCAACCCAATCATGCTTACCCACTTGTACTTCTTTAACATAGGCACCTTCAAACATGCCGTCTTTTTCTTTTGTGATTCTAGGTGGAACAATAATACCCTTCTCAAAAAGATAGGCATATGTCATAGAATCCCACATACGAGTTTGTGCAAAAATATCTTCAAAGTTAGTTTTGGTGTCATAGGCCAAAGTTACTCCTAGTTCAAGCAACTTTAACTTTTCTTCTAACTTAATAATCAACTCAACGTCTTTGATGTTATACTCAATAAATTTCTGATAATTCAAACGATACAGAGCGTGCAAATTATCATATTCATCATAGGAGATTTTACCCTCACCAAGTTCAACCTGAGCAATGGCATCTAGACGATATGATTCTTGTGACTTACCGCCTGGCGCATACCATTTGTATAGTTCAATGTAGTCGAGTGATTCAACACCCATAATGTTATAGGCAATCATCTGACGGCCATTGATAACAGTCTTGCGTTCACCAATATAATTCCATGGCGATAACTTCTTAGTCATATCTTCACCAAGAATTTTACGAAAACGATTGATGATATATGGTTCATCAAAGAACTTTGTATTCCAACCAGTCAGAATATCAGGACACTTTTCAGTCCACAAAGCCATAAACTGTTTACATAAAGAATATTCATCTTTGCATTTAACATAATGTTCTTTGCCTTGTACTTCATAATCACCACAACCAAACACATAGATTGGACCATTAAGATATTTAATAGCAATTGCTGTAATAGGTTCTTCTGCTTTATATGGGTCGGGAAAACCATTCTCAGAACCCACCTCAATGTCGACTACTGCAATAGAAACTTTTTCAAAGTCATAATCGACCATGCCTTGATGTTGGTCGGCAATAAAAGCATACTCAAATCGAGTTTGACCATAAATTTTAGTGGCATTTGAAACACCTTCAAACTGTTTGATGAAATCTCTGGCTGAACGAATGTCACCAAAGATTTTTTGATCTAGATAATCACCATCAAGAGATGTAAAGTTTGTTATTTTTTTAGAAGGTAAAAAAAGTGAAGGAGAATACTCAATTCTCTGTTTCACTCTCTTACCGTTTTGTATGCCTCGATAAAGTATATTATTACCAAAACATTGGACATTTGTATAGAAATTACTCAATTTAACCCGTAATAATTTTTGGAGTTGGAGGGACGACTAAACCAGCACCAAAGATTGAATCATAGTTGCGAATAAAATCTTCTGCTGGAACATAGGAGTATACTACATGTTTTTTGGCCAAGGCAATGGTTGTTCCTGTGGCTTGTTCTCCGTGAAGTGGAAATGGTGAAAAACCAATACTTGGTTGTCCGTCTTTACCTCGGACTACTGTAATACCAACTGGATTGACCAAAACAAACTCGGTTTCAGATTCCGATTCAATCTCACCTAAAACATCTTCCCCCGTACTTAATTTCAACGCAAGAACTTTCATTATATCTCCTAGTAAAAAATGGCATAAATAATCATGTATTGAATACTTATATTGATGATTTACTGATTATATCACAATAACCAACGATTGTCAATGTAAAAATGGACTTTTTTAAGATAGTTGCCGAACTAGGATTTCCAATGGCTGCCGCTTTTGCAGCTGGGTATTTTGTATTCCTAACTCTTAAATTCATTCTGGCTGGTGTTACTAGCCAAGTCAAAAGTCTGAGTGGTATTATTACCGCCTTAGACAATCGTGTTAAAACTATGAACCATGATGTTATCAGAATTGATACTCTAATGTCAAGCGCTATGGGTGTTAAACCTGATGTTGACCGTATTGCTCGTGCAGACGGCAAAAATGATGCTCGAAAGGATTAATTATGCCATTATATAAAAACTTGGATAATATAGAAGATATTGCCATTAATTTTGACGATGCTGCAAGATTAGCATTTATGGAATTAATTAATATTGAACCAGAATTAGCTAAAGAAATTATGATATGTTCTGAAAGATTTATTAAAATAGCTCATGCAAAGATGAAAGAAGCTGCTTAATGGATTTAGTTGAGTTAGTAAACAAATATGGTTTCCCAATTGTTGCAGCTGGCGGCATGGGTTACTTCATTTATTATGTATGGACTTGGGTAACAAAAGAAATTAAACCAGTTCTTGGTGAAGCTAGTGGTGTTTTGATTGCATTGATTGACCGTGTTAGAATGTTAGATAATGATTTGATTAGATTGAATCAGAAAATTAACATCGTATTAATGATGCGAGAAATCAATGAAAAAAATACTAATAAGTCTGATACTACTAAACAGTAATTTAGTTTATGCAGAACAAACATTTCAATTTAAATCTCCGGCATTTAATGGCGTAGGTTATTCATCGCATGTTCAAACAATAGAGAACACCGAAACAACTCGTAAAGCTGCAATTGAGGCGGCAAGATTACAAGCAATAAAAGATGCAGCTGCAGCCGCTCAAAATACTAATCTTTCTAAATTTTTAAATAACTTTGAGAGTCGTGTCTATGCTCAACTTTCAACTCAGCTTGTAAATAATCTTTTTGGTGAAAATCCACAAAATAGTGGAACAGTTACAATTGAAGGTAATACAATACAATACACTAAAACAGCAGACCAAATTTCTTTGAATGTTACTGCTGCTGACGGCACACTAACACAAGTTCAAATACCAATAGGGCAATTGAAATTTTAATGAAAAGAATTCTATTAGTTTTAATTTGTTTTAGTTTATTTGGTTGTGCAGCAACAGGTCCAATTACGCCTTTAAAGTTTAATACAAATGATGCTGATGAATTACCGCCAATAAAAGTTGTAAGGGAAATACCACCACCTGCTGATGGTAAACCAATTGTAGCGGTATATTCTTTTAGGGATTCAACCGGTCAAAGAAAGCTACAACCCGGTGTTGCTAGTTTCTCAACTGCGGTAACACAAGGCGGTGAAGGTATTTTAATCAAAGCATTACAAGATGTTGGTGATGGTCAATGGTTTAGAGTAGTGGAAAGAGTAGGATTAGATAATCTACTCAAAGAAAGACAATTAGTTAGGTCAGCAAGAGATGAAGCAAAAGATCCTACTGCTTTAAGACCTATCATTTATGCAGGCATGATATTAGAAGGGGCAATCATATCTTACGATACTAATATCAGAACTGGTGGTTTTGGTTGGAGATGGTTAGGTATTGGACCATCGTCAAACTATAATGAAGATGTGGTAACTATTTCTTTGCGAGTAGTTAGTACACAAACAGGTGAAGTATTATTGACTACCAATATTAGAAAGACATTATTAAGTTATCAGGTGAGCGTTTCTACCTTTAAGTTTTTTGACCAAGGTACAAAATCATTTGAGCAAGAAACCGGCATATCATCAACAGAAATAGGAATTTATGTCCTAAAGTCCGCTGTTGAAATGGCCGTTGAGCAGTTAATATTTGATGGTGAAAAAAAAGGACTGTGGAAATTTAAACAACAAAAAAAGGAAATAAAAAATGAAAACTAAGCTCATCGCTTTTGTGATGACTATGTTATTAGTAGGTAGTGCTTTGGCGGTCGATTCCGGAGGAAACTCTGTTTATATTGACCAAACTAACGCCGACAATTCTAGCGTTACAATTACACAAACTGGATCTGGTAATAGTGTTGGAGACTCAAATTCATTGACTTCACCATCATTTAAAATTGATGGCAATGGAATCACAGCGAACATCACACAAGATGGTATGAATAATAGTATTACTGGTGGAATTATCGGTGGCGGAACAACCGCTAACGTTACACAAACTGGTAATAGCAACTCAACCAACTTGAACATGGGTAATATGGGTACCGACAATGGTAGATTGAATATCAATGTTACTGGTGACAATAATACTACTGGTTTGAATATTGGTACAACAAGAGATGCTAGTAATTACAATTATGGTTTAACTATTACTGGTGGTAGCAACTCTGTAACAAGTAATATCAACAGTAAAAATACAAACAATAACATTACTGTAAGTGGCGATAGCAATACAATCACAACTACACAAACTGGTGCTAATGGTACAACAAATAGTGGTGGTCACAACATTACTATTAGTAACATTGGTTCAAATAATACAATTGGTGTATTGCAAAATGGTGCAACAAATCCAAACAGCGCTACAGTTAATGTAACCGGTTCTAATGCTTCTGTGTCTGTAATTCAACATTAATGAAAACCTTATTGTTATGTTTTTGTTTTACTGTTGCTGGACTAGGTAGTTGTAG